TAGCAAACCTTTTTCTGCATTATCCGCGCTTGCATTTGCTAAGGACGGCCCAGCAACACCCAAACTACCTGCTGCAACCTTATCCTTGTTGTCATAAATGCGACGTAACAAGGAATCATCAATAATTCCTTGCGATAGACCATGATTCATACTTAGAGCGCGGATATCTGACATGTCGTTAGCTAACACACGCCCGTTTTGCTCCATTAACACTCTTGCGTTTAGTGCATCCTTTAGCGTACCGACACCCTCACCAGGCAATCCACCAATGTATGTAGGATGACCTGAATCAGCTATTAGTCCAGCAGAGGTGTCTATCCTTCCAACATTTTTAAGCGACCCCTCTTTTTCTACGTATTGGCTTGCATCAGTCGTTGCTGCTCTTGCCTCTGATATTGACAAGCCGCCCTCTACGTCACGAAAGTTCTTGTCTATGAGGTCAGCAACCTTTTTACGAGACGGCCCCTTTACCTCACGAAAGATAGCATTTGCACTTGGATCGCTTACGCTTGTCCATTGCGGTATAACACCTTTAATCTGCTTGTCTAACTTCTTGATATTGCTCTTACTCATACCTTGACGGGCAAAATTAATCATTGTGTCAAGCGGCATCGTGGCAAAATCTATACCTGTAGGAGCCATTGTGTATGGAAGTAGTAACGGATCAGAACCGTAGTCACTCTTAAGTTGTGCAGCCCTCTTCTGCAAGGACTTAACAACATTTGGGTCAGATGCCCAGACCTGGCCTTGACTGCTTGGATCAAACATAAAATCCCTGCCGCCACGCAGATCAACCGCATCAATATCTGCATCATGTATAGAGTTCAATAAACCCCCTGCAGCAGACCTGTCTGACTGCGTCAAGATATATGGACTACCCTCAAAATCATATAAATTAACTTCGCCTCCAGTATCCATGTTACGGGGCGTAATCCCTGTCTGCATCGTCTCGACAGCGTTTAGTACACCCTTACGCTCGTTACCACCGCCTACAGGACTTGAAAAGCGTGCATCAATTAAGCGTCTTGCTCCAGAGGTTAAAGGGCCAGCTTCAGCATTGTCCGAACCTAACATGCCAGCACCTAACAAACCTAAGCCGCCAGCACCAGCCAATATGTTCTTACTGTCGCTTTTGTTTGGATTAAACGCGGCGTTTACCGAGCGTACATTCTCAGGGTCAAAGATTGACACCTCTTCGGCCACTTCCTTGCCGGTAAAGCCTTGCTCTTTTAAAATATTGTTTGTTGTAGCCTTCCACTCTTGAGTACCAAACGGCCTACCCTTTGCACTTAACATATCGCGCGAAAGACTTGATGCCGCGTCGATGTCCGCAACCTTTGCTATCGGCCCTCTAGCATAAAGAGGTAGCACGTTAGCTGTACCTGTTGCGTTGTCTGCATAGCGCTCACCGTACTGTGGGTTTGGCGATGTGTATATCCCAGCCCCCAACTTACCCTTTACTGAGGGCACAAACTCCTCGATATTATCAGCATCAGTGTGATGATAAAGCACGCGATCAGTATCAAACCCTTGACTGTTAGCACGTTGCATACGAGAGTAGATGTCCTCAATACCCTCTAAAATGCCTGCTATCCTGCTCATACAATACCTTTCAAATTAACCTTTAACGGCTTACCCCAAGATGCATTGGGTGGCTCATAAACCACCGCCATCATTCCAAAGGCATCTGCTGCGTGACTTGACCAATCATGATTTGGGCCTAGCCCGATGTTTCTTGCCTCATCTCTCTTCTCGTGATACCAGGACAACGCCTCCATTCCTGGCTTACACGCAGGCTCGTTAAAGTAGACAGAGGGTAAAATACGCCTCACAGCCTCTACCCTAGCACCTGCAGCACCTGTACCCTGATTTGGCACAACCACCGTATTGAACCCTGCATCACGTAGGGCTGACTCATAACTGACCGAGTACACCTTGTCGTGCGTTCGACCATCATGCGGTAACACAACGGTCTTAATATCCTGTACCTGATCACGTAACCAGGCGACATGCGTAGCCAGTGGCTGACCCTGTGCCTCGTAGTAACCTAATACCCTGATCTCTGACTTGTAGAACTGTACCGTCCAGATACTTGTAGCATCTGACTTAGCACCTGTGCCACCAATATCAAAGTAGGCTCTTGTTTCCATTAAAGGATCGTGATGTACGTTACCGACCCGTCCCTCGCGCCTTGCCTCTTCCATTAGGTGCGAGTAGTAAGCGCCCTCGTGGGCTGCTAGATAGCTTCCCTCCCAGATGTGATCATAGACATCAGGTCTAACCTTTTTATCGGCTATCCTCTCTGCGTCTAGGACATCTGGAAACCACGGATTGTCGCGCCAATTAAGCTCAACAATGTTTGAATTCTCTGGAGGCTCTTCACGGAACCGCTTGTTCGTTGCAGACCGAGTTGATTCTGGATTCCATGTTACCCAAATCTCTGAGTTCTCTTCACGTACCGTTGGGATTAGCTTACGCCACGCCTCTTCTGATACTGGCTCTGCCTCATCGATCCATGCTACTAATATCCGAGCCTTAGACTTAATGCTGTCTAGGTTACGCCGCAACCCAGCAAACACGTAACTGATCTTGCCATCCTTTGAGCGGATGTACTTCTCACCGACCTCATAGTAATCAGCTAACCAATCAACTGACCTAATGGCGCTCTTGATCTCCTCAAGCGAAGACTCATCCAATGAGTTTAAGTGCTCTCTAGCACACAATATCTGACCTGCCTGGCCTGACATGCCCCACTGATAACCCTTAATCGCGGTCATCAATGCAAAGGTTCTTGTCTTACCGCTACCACGGCCTCCATAGGCTCCTCGATAGCGAAAGTCTCCACCAAATACAGGGACTAACTTCTCAGGCAGATTAATCGTCGCTGTCTGCATCTGGCGTCACTGGCATAAGCTGTATCATTGTCGGCTTCATAGAGCCGTCTGAGCTACTGTGATCCACCGCAACCTTTGACCCCTCTTTGCGATCAATCATCTTGTGTGCGGTGTTTACATCGCCATCATGCAACGCATCAATTAAGACGCTTCGTGCCAACATAAAGGGATTAGACTTCAAGACCTCTTTTCGGTCTCTAAACTCCTCATTGTCCTCTTGATAACGGTACAGTGTTGCCTTGCTAATACTAGCGTAGTTACAGGCCTCAACGTCCGTACAGCCCATGCTAAATGCGCTCTCTAGTTTTGAGAGTACATCTTCAGTCATTACAGTTGGTCGAGACATAGATCACCTAGCCCTGGGGTACTTTGCAGTCCCAAGGTCAGAAAATAAAAAAGGCCGCGTTAGCGACCAAAAGAAGGAGGTTAAGAAAGCGTTTACTGTACTGAAAGAAACCCTATCTTGGGAATATTTAACCATTTATTGGCTGGTAAACCTAAACATATACTAATTTTTTTTATCTTTTTTTTCTTTTGTCTTTTCTTTAGGCTTTTGACCAAATATCGCGTCATAATTTTTATTAAACGCCTCTCGATCACATGGCCTCTGCTCACTGCCCTTACTCATCCCTTAACCCTCGCTTTATTACCGTCTGCAGCGCATCGTCCTTCATCTGGTAATCAGACACTAGATGCTTAAATCTTGGAAGCCAGACCTTCTTTGCACGCCATCTACCAACACCCAAAATGCGTGACAGCTTGCGTACCGACATGTCTGCGTTACCACTACCACCACAGCTTGTGCATACAACAACCTTGTTGGCTATCTTAGTCTCACCAGTGCCGTTGCACGCCCTACAACGTGAGGAAGAGATCGCATAGTTTAATGCCGCTAACCCTAACCTATTCACAACATCATCTGGCTCTGTGTCCTGCGTAGAATACCGACGAGAGCGCGTATATTGCATCGTCAGCGCGTTTAGCTCAGTTCTTGATGAATCATCCAAACAGAACTTGCTAAGAGCATACAGATACGTGTGTCGATCTACACGGCACAAACACGATACAACGTCCCTTGCGCTAATCTTGTCTTTTGCCGTTCCGCGTATCACATCAGCCTGAATCTCAGGTGCGCCAGGTGTTAACAACGCAAGAAGCTCACTCACAGTTAACACACATCGTTGGATTTAGCAACGCAATGTCTTCCTCTGACTTTGGAAGTTTTAACACTCGCTCAGTCACCTCGTCCCGTAATAACAATAGCGCGTTTCTTTTTACATCGCCCTTTGCCGTTGCCATGATGTTCCAATACTTTTGCGCCAGATCATCCCAAGAGTTATCAACACAGTCTTGGTAGTCTGCTTGAAAATCAATCATCTTCCACCTCTGCCTTGCGCCTTTTTAGCGCCTCTAAAAATCTAATTGCCGATTCAATATCCTTGTTTGTAAAGTCCTCTTTTGCCGATACAGCAACCGTCTCAGTTGTCATGCCGACCTTATAGTTTTTCATTTTTTTCACCCTCTATCCTGTCAGGGTTAACGATAATTCTACTGTCCTCCCCGTACTCCTCTGACAGCACAACGCAGGTCATCGAGCGCGCCGATCCAAATCCCGAATTTGCGTGCCAGTTATCTGGATTTGCCAAGACCGAAAACACCTCGAACTGCATTCCGCCCTGAGAATGCACTCTTTTGTGATGCAAATGACCAAGCCACCCAAACCGATATTTAGTCCGGCCCCACTCAACAGAAAGTCGTCGCGTCACAGACTCATAAATGCGCTGCGGCGTGATCTTGTCACCGTGATGCAGCACAATAAGATTGTTGCCAAACTCTAAGTGCGTAAACTTTGAATAGTTATCAGGAATAGTCACTCGCGGCTCATCCTCAAAATACATCTTCATTGCCTCGTTTAACCAGAGCGCCGGATCGCTGTCATGATTACCGCGCACGTTCAACACTGTCACCTCTTCATGATGCTCAAGAAGCCGCACAACAACGCGCTTTAGCAGATTTACCCCTTCCCTAACGGTTCTTCCGTATCGTCCGTCAGTGTCAAGTGGAGTGGCATTTTTTGTCGTCCCAGCCTCGTTGTTAGCATGAAAAAAATCACCCAAATTACACAACAAGCCGCGCTTTGATTTAGGGCTTCTCGCCACCAAAGAGTCCACCGCATCCTCAAGTAAGCCGACCGCAATATCAGTGTCGTAATTACCCTCGCCCGTCTCCTTTGAGGAGGCCAGCATCCCTAGGTGATGATCACCGATCATGTAGCAGTTCATCAGGCCATCAAGGGTCTCATCAGGTGCTGTTATGGGTTTATGTAAGCCCTTTAAGTTATCGCGCAGAC